CCTTTTGGTCCTGAGCAAGGGGTTAACAAATCAATAATCAAAGACGATGCTACAGACGCTGAGACAATTATAAGAATGGGTGGCCCTGTTACTTCTGGTACTACCATTAATACTACTGGTACTGGCCCTGTTACTACTGGCGGTAATATTACCTCTTCGCCTATAACCAACAACTTGGAGACTACCAACACTAATCCGTATATTGATACGACTGTACAACCTCCATTCGATGGATCTGATGATGATGATGTTACTACCCCCGTTGGATCTGGAGAGGGAGACAGTGATGATGTTACTACTCCACCAGATGAGAACGGCAACTGTCCTCCTGGTTACATTATGAAATTCATCAATGGCATGTACATATGTGTGCCGATAGAAGAGGGCGTAACAGAAGAGGAAGAGGAAGAAGAGGAAGTAGTTACCTACGGTCGTCCAACTGCTGGATCGTACTACCAACCTCAGACGGTAGGACCTATTAGTCCTTATATCTTAAACTCTGATGAAGTCTAATGAACTTACAAGCTCTTCCCGAAGAGGCGTTAAAAGAAATACTAACCCTCACCGAGGCTAAGAAACGCCTAGATCTTAGGGACGAGGCGCAAGAACACTTCATGCCGTTTGCACATCATGTGTACGAGAACTTCATTGAGGGTCGGCATCATAGGATTATTGCAGAAAAACTAGAGCAAGTGGCGCAAGGTAAGCTAAAGAGGCTTATTATTAACATGCCCCCTCGTCATTCCAAGTCAGAGTTTGCCTCCTATCTCATGCCAGCATGGTTCTTGGGCCGTAATCCAAAGCTTAAGATTATTCAGGCTACGCATAATACGGAGCTTGCTGTACGTTTTGGTAGGAAGGTACGAGATTTAATTGACGATCCGCAATACAAAGAAGTTTTTCCTGACACACATCTTAAAGAAGACAACAAAGGTGCTGGTAAATGGCAGACGAGTGCTGGTGGTGAGTACTTTGCGGCGGGTGTAGGAGCTGCGGTAACAGGTCGTGGTGCTGATTTATTTGTTATTGATGACCCACACTCGGAGCAAGATGCTTTAAGTGAGACTGCATTCGATCATGCGTATGAATGGTACACTTCTGGTCCTCGACAGCGTCTTCAGCCTGGTGGATCTATTATAATTGTTATGACGAGGTGGGGGAAAAAAGACTTGACAGGCCGATTACTCGCTGCACAAGGGTCAGATGTTATGTCTGATCAGTGGGATGTGGTAGAGTTTCCAGCGATACTTCCATCAGACAACGCCTTATGGCCTGAGTTTTGGGAGAAGGATGCTTTACTATCGATCAAAGCTTCTCTTCCTGTAGCTAAGTGGTCAGCGCAATGGCAGCAACAACCGACTACTTCACAGGGTGCGATTGTGAAGAAAGAGTGGTGGCAGCCGTGGGATAAAGAAAAAGTACCTCCTTTGAAGTATATTTTACAGGCATATGACACAGCATTTTCAAAAAAAGAAACTGCGGACTATTCAGCGATCACAACTTGGGGTATATTCAACCCAGAAGAAGGCGGACCAGACAACATAATTCTTTTGGATGCCCAGCGAGGACGTTGGAATTTTCCAGAATTAAAAGAAATTGCGTTTGATGAGCATGAGTATTGGGAACCTGATATGGTATTGATAGAAGCAAAAGCAACTGGTACTCCTTTGATACAGGAGTTGCGGCTTCGAGGCATTCCGGCTTTGGGATTTGCACCCGGCAAAGGTAACGATAAGGTAACTCGTATGCACATGGTTGCACCAATGTTCGAAGCTGGTGTAGTATGGGCACCAACGGACAAGAAGTTTACGGACGAAGTGATAGAAGAAGTAGCGTCATTTCCTAATGGAGACCATGATGACTTTTGTGATAGTATGACGTTAGCTATAATGAGATTCCGACAGGGGGGATTTGTTTCTCTTGACGGCGAAGACTTAGATGAAGATTATCACCCTCAGAAAAGGGAGTACTACTAATGGCACTACCACCACAACCGATGGGATCAATTGTTGATTCTGGTTTTATGCAAGGTCAAGCATCTCCTGAAATGGAGGGGCAAGAAATTGAAGTCATTCAAGAAGAGACTTTTGAGGGCGGAGCTGAGATAACACCAGGAGAAGATGGGAGTGCTCTTATACAAGCCTTGTCTGGAATGGAGGGGCAAGAAGTAGACGTTGCGATTGAGCATGATGAGAACTTAGCAGAATATTTAGACGAAGGATATTTGGGAGAGTTATCTTCTGAGTTGAGGGGATCATATGAAGATGACCTTGTCTCAAGAAGCGAGTGGGAAGAAGCATATACCAATGGCCTAGATCAGTTAGGTGTTAAGCAAATAGAGAGAGCGGTTCCTTTTGAGGGAGCCTCTGGTGTTACTCATCCTTTGATTATGGAATCGGTTACCCAGTTCCAAGCGCAAGCGTATAAAGAATTATTACCGTCAGGCGGACCAGTTAAGACACAGGTTTTAGGACTGCAAAGCGCGGAGCATGAAGCTCAAGCACACCGTGTTAGAGACTATATGAACTATCAGATCATGGAGGTCATGCAGGAGTATGATCCTGACATGGATCAATTGTTATTTTACTTACCGTTGTCTGGATCGACGTTTAAGAAAGTCTATTATGACCCTACGATGCAAAGAGCGGTATCGAAGTTTCTTCCAGCGCAGGACTTAGTTGTTCCGTATTCTGCTACTGATCTTGCTACTGCGTCTAGAGTTACGCATGTTTTACGCATGGATTCTAATGAAGTCCGTAAGATGCAAGTTGCGGGGTTTTATCGGGACATTGAGTTAACTGAGTCTGACGAAGAGGATATTGTCAAACAAAAAGTTAATGAGCTTGACGGCATATCTAAGACATACATGGATGACGTGTACACTGTATTAGAGATGCATGTTAATTTAGACCTCGAGGGATTTGAAGACAAGGCTCCTGACGGGGAAGACACAGGAATACAACTACCGTACATTGTTGCGATAGATCAGGGATCTGGAGAGATCTTATCTATTCGTAGAAACTTTGAAGAAAATTCAGACATCGCTATGAAGCGACAATATTTTGTTCATTATAAGTTCATGCCTGGATTAGGGTTTTATGGTTTTGGCCTAATCCACATGATTGGGGGTCTTGGTCGTTCTGCTACAAGCATCCTACGTCAACTGATTGACGCTGGGACGTTGGCTAATTTGCCAGCGGGATTCAAGGCTAGAGGTGTGAGGGTTCGAAATTCAGATGACCCATTACAACCGGGCGAATGGCGGGATATAGATGTACCAGGTGGTGACATAAGGAGTGCAATTACTCCGTTGCCATACAAGGAACCTTCTGGGACTTTAGCCCAGCTCCTTGGGGTTTTGATTGAGGGAGGCCGAAGATTTATTTCTTTAGCTGATGAACAAGTCAACAACATGAACCAAGAAACACCAGTAGGCACGACTGTTGCTATGCTGGAACGTGGCATGAAGGTGATGTCGGCGATACACAAGAGACTACACTACGCTCAAAAAACAGAGTTCCGATTGTTGGCGACTATCTTTTCGGAGAACATGCCGGCTGAATATCCTTATGAAGTAGCGGGGGCTCCTCAGTCTATTAAGGCGGAAGACTTTGATGAAAGAGTAGATGTGATACCGGTTTCGGATCCAAACATCTTTTCAATGGCGCAGAGAGTTACGTTGGCGCAGTCTCAACTACAGTTGGCACAGACTAATCCTCAGATCCATAACATATACGCAGCGTATAAAAGAATGTATCAGGCTCTAGAAGTGCAGAACATAGATGAGATCTTACCACCTATCCCTGAACCCAAGCCGTTAGGTCCTGCCGTGGAGAACGCTAGAGCGTTAATGGGAGAATTGTTACAAGCGTTTGAAGATCAAGATCATGAGACGCATATTTCTATACATTTAATGTTCCTTAAGACACCGTTAGTAGTAACATCTCCTCAAGTTCAAGGGACTTTCTACGCTCACATTCAAGAACACATTTCGATGAAAGCAAAACAAATGGTGGAAGAAGAGCTGCAAACCTTGATGCAGTCTGTGCAGATGAACGTGCAAGCTGGTGGTGTAGATCCTGCTTTGGCTCAACAAAAAATGCAAGAGATGCAACAACAGATGCAAGTACCAGGAGAGATGGATAAGCTTATTGCTATGCAAGAACTTCAACTGATGCAGAAGTATTTGCCAGACATGATGCCTCCTCCCGCTGACCCAATGGCAGATCCACTAGTTCAAATACGGATGCAAGAGCTAGGGATCAAACAAGAGACTGAGCAACGCAAAGCTATGACGGATCAAGCAGATCTCATGCTGGAGACAGAGAAACTACAACAGAAAGCTGTGACTGACTCAGCCAGACTAGAGTTACAAGAAGAGATTGCAGAGGACAGAAACGAAGTCAATCGAGAGAGAATAGATGTACAAAAACAGGCAGTTGACCAGAGGGCAGAGACTGCAGCAACTCGAAGTCGTAGGGGGTTTGAACCGTAATGCCACTTAAAAAAGGAAAGTCTAAGAAGGTTGTTAGCTCAAACATCAGCAAGTTAAAGTCTGAGGGCTATCCTCAAAAACAAGCTGTAGCTATTGCTTTGTCTAAAAAAGGTATGGCTCGTGGTGGCATGGTTAACTCTAGGTTTAGTCCTATCTCTAAGCCGCAAAGGTTCTTAGGAGTTTTTTGATTATGCGGGGGACTTGGATATATTGGAAGACGTTGCCTATTTTAGCGGGTATTTTGGTTATATGTATACTTCTGTCTAGCTGTAGCACGTTAAGTTGCAAGGTTCTTTCTTTAGATAATATTTGTTCGTGGGGGGAGACAGATGAGAGTTAAGAAAAAAACTGTTTTAATATGTTTTATTATAGCCTTCATTATGGTTGGTTATTTGTTTTTTGCGGCTATAACACAAGCCGCAGATAGTAACACGGTTTCCTCGACTGTCATAGATAAATCGGTGGGGACTGCAAATGCGCCAGGAATAAACATCAATCAGAATGATTCTTGTGGCACGGCTAACTCAATAGCAATACAATCTCAGATCCTCGGCATTGCCAGAGGTAAGGCTATAATAGATTTAAACTGTGAGCGCATTAAACTAGCCCGTGTCCTAGGGCAAAGCGGTTTAAGAGTAGCTTCTGTGTCGGTCTTGTGTGGCGACCCTTCAGGCCGTGTGTTTGACGCTATGTGGAGGGCAGGGACGACCTGTCCATTCGGTTCTTTATTAGATCAAGGCTTGATCGGAGAAGAAGCCAAGGTGATGTGGATAAAGAACTCTGGAATGATACCCGAAGGCAGTCACTTTAAAAAGATGATTGAGCAGGAAAAATTAGCAAAAGCAGAAAAGAAAAAAGCAGCGAATAAAGTTAAAAAGAAAAAGCTAAAAGAAAAGAAAGTAACCAAGGATGAGACATCAACCAGTAAGAAAGGTGGCTTGCTTCTTAGCATTGTTACTATACTGCTCATCCTCTAAGGCAGATATAAACTGTGCCACAGATGTAGTCGGCCTATGTACTCCAGACATATCTTATACCATTACCGAGACAGTAACCGAGGAGAGTTACTCTGAGGGCGATGGAATTACAACGATAACAACAACGAACACAGAAACAACGGTAGACACTGTTGTAAATACTGACTCAGGAGATATTCTTGATGGTGACAACGATTTTGTACCTTCTACTAAAGAAGGAGATATGGATTCTGATTGGGGAGGCCAGGGGCCAGCTTCGATGTCAACAGGATCTACTTGTGGTCAACTTGGTGCAGATAAGTGCGCTCAGATAACAGGCTCTGGTAATAGCACCTCTACGATGGGTGTCAGTGGTATGGGTACTACATTTATACAGACTATTGATATATCAGACTTAAATATTAGCAATGGAGGCAAGACAACGTACACTATTAAGGTAGACAAGCAGGACGCGGCTGACTCCATATACATGCACATTACAGGCAAAGATGGATCTTCAGTTAAGTTTGCTGGTACGGATATTTTATCTGCGGCAGGCGTAGACACAGGATATGCCTCCTACTCTGGTGGTTTTGATTTTGGCGGTAATCTCACATCACTTATCGTGGAAATTGGAGGCCGAGATATCAACCTAGCAATCGGCCCAGTATTTGATGATGTTAGTATAAATACAATCTACAATGTTATTAGTCAGGTTATTACGAACTCTATTACAACTGTCGAGCAGTGGGTCAGTCTTAATATTGGTGGAGATACCGAGTTAGAATTAGTAGAGGATTTAATAGGTAATAATGACTTTGAAGAGACCGATGAAGGTTTTATAGAAATTACTCCAAACGAAGACAACGAAGACTATTCAGACATGGATACTGTTGAGGCGGAAATTGATACAATGGTTGGCTTTGATGAGATACCACAATTTGAGGTGGAAATTCCTACCTTTGATGTACCAGAGATAGATACCAATGTAGCAACTGTGGAAACAAATATAGAGGCTGAGATAGAGTCACAGATGGAAATAGATTCTTCACCTCCACCAGCACCAGTAGAACCAGAGCCAGAGGTAGTTCCTGTAATTGAAAAAGCAGAAGAGGGCGAGATGGTAGAGGTTGAGCCAGAGAAAGAAGAAGTGGTCGTTGCGGAAAAAGAAGTTGAGCCAGAGCCAGAGAAAGAAGAAGTAGTTGTCGCAGAAAAAAAAGTTGAACCTGAGATAAAAAAAGAAGTTGAGCCAGAGCCAGAGAAAGAAGAAATAGTCGTGGCGAAGAAAGAGCCTGAGAAGAAAGTAAAGACTAAAGAACAGAAGAAGGCGGATAAGCAGAAGGCGGCTAGTAAGATCGTCAAGAAGATGAAGTCCAAGTCAAGTTACTATGATGATACCTCTCAACAGAAGACACTTATTATTATGCAAGTTGTGAGCGGCAACGCAAAGGATTTCTTTTTGAATCAAAATCAGTTACAAGATATACAAGGTTTTTTTTCTAACTTGCCGTCAATTCCTGACGGTAACTTGGGGGCTAGTCCAAATGCGTTTGCATTTTTTGGCTCTGGAAGTCAGACTATGAATGAAATGATAGAGATACAATATAAGTAGGAGTTCAACATGAGTGAGATAGAGTATGGTGGCGTAAAGGTTTCGGGCAAAGGTTTCCTTGGTAAGCTCATTTGGATCTTACCTTTGTTGGGTACACTGGGAGGAGGCTCTTGGGCGGTTTTTGAGTTTTACAAAGATTACGAAGACATGAAGGAGGCCGTACAGGAATATGTCAGCCCTGATATAAGTTGGATTGAAAAGCACATCAGCGAGACAAATGCCGAGCTTAAGATGGTTGAACAAGACTTCTTAATTGTAGAGAAAGAGTTCAAGGTTTTGAAGGAAGTTGACGAGGCGACTTCGGCAGTTATTCGAGAACGGATCAACAGTGTAAAAGAAATATCTGCAAATCTCCAAACTGACCTCCACGACCTACGCATGGATTTAAACCAGGATGTTGCTGAGTTAAACAATCATATTGAGGTGACCTCAGATAAGTTGAACGCCAATCTAAGTAAGCAAGAGGCTCGACTTGAGAAGCAAGACGCTAGGAATAGGCAGTCAGTTGAGGATGTAACTAAAGCCAGTTCAGATAATGTAACAATTATTAGAGGGTTGATATCAAGCTCAGAGGAACGCAGAGATCGAATCGTAGATCGCCTTGATACTAAACTGGCAGAGACACAGTCGTTAATCGATGATCTTGTTAAGGCAAACAGGAAGTTAAAGGATGAGATTACTGAGGCTCAAGACCAATTAAGGAAAGACCTTATGGCTGAGATGGAAGATCAAATCAAGAAAGCCTTGGGTGGATTTAAATAGAAAGGGTAATAGATGAGATATTTAATAGTATTATTAACTCTGATGGTCTCGCCGGCTTACGCAGAGTTAACTATCTGCAAGGGAGAGTACGCACTTTGCGCGGCATCAACATGTCAGCCTACAGGTCGAAACATTAGGGCAAGCTCTGGTGAGATATACCCAGAAGTTACTTGTAAGTGTCCAGTATTATTTGGGGATGCTATTGCCGACACCACGATGGGTAACATGCAAGGTTCGTGCAAACCGACTGACAGTGAACATGTCTGGAGTTTATTTGCTCCACTAAGTATGTATCCACAAGAGGCGAGTAATTTCAGTAAACTTCCACGCAACATGAAAGTTGTTGTCCAGAAGTGTGATGCGAATTTAAACCAAGGTGCGAGGGCTAGTAATTGTTTCTCATGGAACTGCGAGAAAGGGCCGAATGGAATTGCTAATTGTAAGTGTCCTATGGGTCAGCAACCTCCAGCTACTACGTTCTTAACTGAGGCCGGGCAGGGAAATCCCGAAGCGTGTTTTCAACATCCTGTGAGCCTTCCCATATCAAAATAGAAAGGAAAACAAATGAAAAATAAATGGATCTGGATAGGAATAGCATTAGCAATATTTGTTGTTGTTCTTTTTTACGGTGTAGATAAGATGATGTGTACACCACCCTGCATTTAAATGAGCAAAGAACTTACAGCTCAACAGAAGGCTACAATGACATGGAGGTGGACGGCATTAATACTTTACCTTCTTATATGTTTTTATGATTTTATGTTTTGCCCTATATGGTATGGACTTAATAGACCTGATATTTCACAGTTCATGGAGATAATAAACTCTACAACAGAGCCCATGATTCAGATGGAATTGATGAAAAAGCTGACTGGGCAGCACAATCCGTTCACATTAATGGGTGGAGGATTGTTTCATTTAGCTTTTGGGGCTATACTAACAGGATCTGCATTTTCGGGCAAAGGATAAGAAATGGCTAAGAAGTTACAGAAAGACAGTAAGTACGCATTGGCTGATGCTGATGGAGATGGGATCGTCACGGACGAAGAGATGGATCGCCATGCTATGTGGGTAAGGCTAGAGAACGAAGACAAACAAGCCGACACACAAAGATTGATGGCTTGGATCTCGATGGGTGTTAGTATTGTTACGGTTATTATTTTATTAACCCCAATCATAAACATCACTAGGATGGAGAGTGCCTCTGGATTTTTGAATACTTTCCTTGTGGCACAGATGGGGGTAGTACTAGGATTTATGGGGGCTACGGCTCTAAGCAAAACAAAAATGAAATAGGAGGATAAAATGGGTAAAGGTCAAAAACACTACCTTAAAAATGGTACGCTGCATAAAGGAGGTATGCATAAAATGTCAGATGGTTCTTTGCATACTGGTAAGACCCACACTAAGACTTCCAAAACATTAGTTCATTTCAAGGATCTTTCAAAGACTGCACAAAAGAAAGCGAAGGCATAACATGTTTGCATTATTAGGTTCTGTTCTTGGGTTTGCTAGTTCGGCGGTTCCGGCTATTACGGATGCGTTTGCTAAGAAACAAGACAATAAATTTGAATTAGAAAAAATGAGAACGATGGCTGAATTAAGAGCCGCAGGCTACGACCATGACGTTCGCATGTACGAAACAATGGGCGCAGATAACGAGCATGATCGTCTTATCCAACATGACATAAGTATAAATCAAGGTGTTGGTTTTATATCGGGGTTACAGAAATCGGTAAGGCCCGTAATCACTTATGCTTTCTTTTTGTTGTTTGCTACGATAGAGATTACGTTATTAATGGAAGCATTAAAAGCTGGCACTAATTTTTCTGAAGCCATAAATGTCTTGTGGGATGACGAAACTAAGGGTATCTTTGCGGCTATACTATCTTTTTGGTTCGGCTCAAGGGCAATAGACAAAGCGAGGAAAGTTAAATGAGTTTATATGCAAACATGAATAAAAGAAAAAAAGAAGGTACTTCTCGTTCTAAAAAGAAAAGCACGATTAGTCCAAAGGCCTATGCCAATATGAAGGCAGGCTTCCCTAAAAAGAAAGCTAAGAAAAGGAAAGCTTAAGTGATACAAAATTACGAGCATTGTTTACACTTATTACTAGAGCACGAAGGGGGTTTTGTAAATCATCCGAGCGATCCAGGTGGGATCACTAATCACGGTGTTACTAAAAAAGTATATGAGGACTGGGTTGGAAGAGAAGTCTCTGAACAAGAGATGAGAGATCTTACTGTGGATGACGTAGCTCCAATATACAAAAACAATTATTGGGATCGAGGTAGCTGTGATGAGTTACCTAGTGGTGTAGATTGGTGTGTGTTCGATTGGGGCGTTAACAGTGGTATGAGTAGATCAGCCAAAGCATTACAACGAATTGTTGGTGTGGAAGCAGATGGCGGCATTGGACCGATGACGCTTCGAGCTGTAGAAGAGATGGCTCCAGAAGAAATAATAGTTCCTATGCATAAAGCAAGGCAGGAATTTTATGAAGGTCTAAGTACGTTCGATACTTTTGGTAGAGGATGGACAAGACGAAACGATGAGACGCTGGAAGCAGCATTAGAAATGGCAGTGTAATAGAAAGGATACTCTCATGTGTGGATCAATGGGAAAAAAGAAAAAGATGAAGTACAAAGATGGCGGCAAGGTTAAAGGAAACTTTCCTGACTTAACTGGAGACGGCAAGGTTACTAAGCAGGACATTCTTAAAGGCCGAGGTGTTAAAGGCATGATGGGCGGCGGCATGGTTAAGTACAAAGATGGCGGTAAAGTGGATGCTAAAGGCCAAGGAGCTCAAGTAAAACCAAATTTATTTAGCGGAATCTATTAAGTGCTAGACGGCGTTGAATTTGCTCGCTATATATTGAATGTACTTAAAGCTAGAGAACAGGACATATCCGATGCTCTAGCCCACGGTGCAGTACAGGACTGGGAGCAGTACAAATCTTTGGTAGGTGAGATACGGGGCGTTGCCTTTGCCAGAGAAGAAATTAAAGCCCTGCTGGAGAAAAACGCAGACGATGTCGAAGACCTTATATCTTCCTGAACATGTCGCGCAGAAAAGAAAAGCTGAGAAGGAGGCCGCAAGTGCGTCTTCACTCGCTGATAGCGCGTATATACCCGCCGATGAAAGGGTTTTAGACCCTTCACTCTTAGAACAACCATTAGTTGAACGATTACCTCAACCTACAGGGTGGCGCATTCTTGTGATGCCGTACCAGGGGAAAGCTAAAACTGGTGGTGGACTATTTATTCCAGATGAAATTCGCGAACGAGAAGCAGTAGCTACTGTTGTGGCTTATGTTATGCGAGTTGGCCCGATGGCTTACAAGGATCCCAACAAGTTTGGATTTGACGCAGAGCCGTGGTGCAAGCAAGGTCAATGGGTTTGCATTGGTCGCTATGCTGGATCTCGTTTTAAAATTGAGGGTGGTGAAGTTCGTATCATAAATGATGACGAAGTTATTGCTACTATTTTAGAACCAGATGACGTTAAACATATTTAGGAGAGAGTTATGAGTGAAGAAACTGAAATCAAACAGGCTGGAGATTCTGAAGAAGAAGTTGTGGTAGAGCTGGAAGAAGAACAGTCCGCATCCGATGACCAATCTGAGGTCCAAGTAGAAGAACAGCCCGAAGAACCTAAAGTTGAGGCAAAAGTGCCAGAGGAAGGTTCGGATGAGGAGCTCGAAACCTACAGCAAAGGTGTTCAAAAAAGAATTAAAAAACAAACAGCAAAGTTTCATCAAGAGAAAAGAGATAAAGAAGAAGCAATGAGAGTTGCACAAATGCAACAACAAGAGATTGCAAATCTTAAAGCTCGTATGCAACAATTAGATACCGGTTACGTTGCTGAATATGGTAGCAGGCTTGAGAGCCAAAAAGCTGCGGCGCACAATGCATATAGAGCAGCGCATGAAGATGGGGATTCCGAAGCTCTGCTTCAAGCTCAAGAAGCTCTAAGCAGAATAGCTATTGAAGAACAACGATTTCAAGTTGCTCGATCTCGTCAACAGGCTCAACAACCACAACCACAGCAACAACAAGTCCAACAACAACAAGTTCAACAGCAACCACAGCAACAGGCTCAACAGGTGGATCCCAAGGCCAAAGCTTGGACAGAAAAGAACACTTGGTTCGGTCAAGATGATGTCATGACCGCATCCGCTCTCGCTATTCATAATAAACTTGAGGCAGAAGGCTTTGACATGGGAAGCGATGAGTACTACAATACGGTAGATAGTCAGATACGGGAATATTTTCCCGACAAGTTTTCTGACTCCCAACCGAAGAAATCGGGAGGAGGTAATCAGGTCGCAC